GTGCCAGGTCCAGGCCACCATGTCGGAGACGAACTTCTGCTCGCGCAGGTTCAGGGTGGCGCCGTGCGCCGCGCACTCGCACGCGACGCCGTGCCAGTCCGTGGTGTCCGGGGTATAGTGCGGCGCTCTCTGTGCCTTCGCCTCGGCACGCGGCGCCGGCTGGCACAGCGCGTCGGCGAGGCTGTGGATGTCGAGGCCTTCGGTTGCGAGCGTGCGCTTGATGGCGGCCGTCGCCGCCAGCACCTCGCCGTCCTTGTCGGAAGACAACATCCGCAGCAGCTTGCCAAGCCTGTCTTGTGCCGATGGCGTCATTGCCAGCACCGCTCCGTATGGCTGCACCTGACGCAGATCGGGTTCGTCGGCGTCTTCGCCAGGCGCGGCAGCAGCTCGCCGGCGCACGTCGCCGCGATGATCATCTCGGCGCGGTCGATCCACGCGCGTGCCGCCACCGCGTCGTAGGGCAGCAGCACATGCAGCCGCGCGCAGGTGTTCGCGTTGGTGGCCGTGAAGATCGCCGGATGCTCGGTGATGCCAAGGTGGTGCTGATACATCAGTACCTGTGCTGCATAGTGCGGGTAGGCCGTCACGAGCCCGTCACGGGCGAGACCGCGCCATCCCTTGTCGCCGAGGCACTTGTGCTCCCACACCGCGGGATATCCGACGCCGGGCAGCGCGGGGCCGCGCACGAGGATCCCGTCGGCGTGGCCGCAGAACGTCCCGCCGAACCTGGAGAAGCCGAGCTTCTCCGCCGGGGCAAACTCGAAACCGGCGTGGATCATGTGTCCGCGGACCATGTCCTCGAACAGGTGGCCGCGCTGGAAGATGTCCAATGTCTGCCCCTCGTGCACCGGATCGCACATCCAATCGAATTGGACCTGTCGCGCGCACGGGCTGCCGATCGAACTCGCGCCCAGGTACAGGCGCGTGTTGATCTCCGGCGGCCGCGCCCGCTCAATCGCCTCGTTGATGGCGACGCTGATCGGCGCTGCGGCTAGGTTGTCCCGGTTGAGGTCGAGCATGTTTGTGCCGAGCGTCTACATGGCGGGACTGTCAGCTGAACCATTGTCGATGATGCCGATGCGGTCGTATCGTTTGATGTCTGATCGACGCTTCGCCTTTGGCGTGAGGTACGACCGCTTGGCTTTAAGCCCGTCGACAATTTGTTGCGGCTTACTGTCGACGTCGCAGGGCCGCACCTGATGATCAGCACCGTATTCTGTGACCGGGATCGAATATCGCCTCATAACCCTTCTCCTTGGTCGCCAAATACCGGTTGCCGTTGAGTTCCTGATCAGTCAAAAGGGATGGCGTCGTTCAACGGCGCCTGCGGCGCGATGATGCCGTCGCCCCGGTCGCGCGCAGTGATCGCCTTGCTCATCAGCTCGTAGGCCATGCACAGGAAGAGCAGCCCCTTCGACCAGCTGCCGATCGGCACGCTCCAGTCGATGCCGGCCATCCGGCCGAGGTCGGGCAGGATCGTTTCGACCGCGCCGGCGTCCCACGGCAGCGGCGTGGTGGCGGTGTCCCTGATGTTCATTTCAATCGCCGCTTGGCCTTCATCGACGGCCTGCGCAGCGCGCGTGGCGATCCAGCTGCAGATGCTGGCGCAGAGGAGCCAGCCGAGTTGCTCGTCCGAGAGGTGGCCGACGGGGGTGTCCGCAGGCACCCCGCCGTCGCCGATCATCTTGCGCGCCGATGCGATGGCGGCGGCAGTCGCCTGCCGCTGCCAAAAATCCACGACGTCCTTCGGCCGGAGGTGCTGTTTCATTTTGCCCAATCCGGACGCGCGATCGGCTGCGCCGGCTCCGACGCGGCGCGCTGAGTGGGACGCTCGGCGCTCTTCACCACTTGCTCGACGGGATGCCAGTCTTTGCGCGCCGGCGTGATGACTTCGAGCAGGATGTTTTTGGCGGGGTAATTCCCCTTCGCCGGCTCGACACCGATGCGGCCGATGAAGCGGATGCCGTCGAAGTCGGCATAGTCCGCCTTGCGGGCCTTCTTGGCGTCGTCGGACTGGTCGTCCGGTCGGATGTCGCGTGCCGACTCGAGGATCGCACGCAACGTCCGCAGAGAGATCTCACGAGCCTCCTTGTGTCCGTCGGTCTCGCCTTCGAGCGTGTAGCGCATCCAGAACTTGCGCTTCGTGTGCTCGCCCTTCGCGACGGTGAACTCGCAATCAAGTCCCCGCGACTTGGCGTCCTTCGAGGCCGTGAGCCACCCTCCGTCGCCGACACCGCCGGGCCTCACGTCGAGTTGGATCACTGCGACGGTGTCCGCTGGGATGAGTTCGCGTTGAGTTTCCACCGTATTAAAGTCGAACATGTGAGTTACTCCTTTCTTACTGCCGTTAACTTCGCGATCAGTTCTCCGAGGTGAGGTTTTTCGATCTGTTCGAGCCGGCCGCTGCGATCTTTCGCGGGATAGCCCCAGGGATTGGGCGAGGTGCACACGAACGCGCGGACCGGCACGCCGTCGCCGAAGTCGATCCACTGCATGGTGATGATTTCGTCGACGATGCCGGGCAGCTCGCGGCCGGTCTTTGCGCCCTCGAACTGCGGCTGCCACTCAGTCTTGTTGAAGTCGTCGACGATCTTTTCCAAGATCGCAACGAAGACGATGTTTTTGTCGCGTGCGCGCTGCAGCTGGTTATGCCAAGCGATCATCTCCCGGCCGTGCAGGCCGTAGGCGCCGCGCACATCCTTTTTGCCGGTGCGCTCGGAATAAGCTTCTGGCTGCTGCTCGGACCAGCGGTACGACAGTCTGCTGATGGCTGTGTCGGAGTCGACGAAGATCGTGTCGTACTTGTCGAGGCCTTCCAGGGCGCCGCCGACCGCCTCAAAATGAGCTTCCGAGTAGCACGCCGTCGGCGGGTAGCTCGGGTCGGGGCCACCGATCCGGCACGCGAGATCGCGCGCTGCAAGCCAGTCGCTCATCCGGATCGTGTCGGCCGGGACATTCCGCACGGACAGGTCGCCGGCCTCGGCATCGATGAACAACGTGCGGTCGGGATTGAGCGTGCCCAGCAAACTTGTCTTGCCGACGGCGGTCGGCCCGACAACAAGGGCCTTCACGCCGCGCTTTTCAGAAAGGCGCTGGTCGGCACTGATGATCTTCACGACTGTGCTCCTTTTGCACGCTCTACTTGCGCGAGCTGAACCTTGCGAGCGAAAGCTCCGACTTATCGCGACCCGCCGTGCTTTCGATTAAGGGTTTCACGTTTCCGCGGCCCGCCGAGCAAAGCGTTGCCCCTCCTGGAAAAGCTCCCAGGTCGAAATCACGCTCGCCTGTTGTTTGGTCGCGGCCTCGCAGTCGGCGCGTGCGGCACCGGCCGCGAGGCCGAGATCACCCTGAGGCGGAGTGTGCGGCTAGCGCCCCAACTTTATGGCTGAAGGATGTTGCGCACGCGGGCGCGCGGGGATATTTTGGGATCATCACTTCACATTCTCCTTTCTGGTCGCCCCGGTCAGCAGCCAACTGGCCGGGGTTGTCGCGGCGCGGATTAGCGTGATGCGGCGAGTTCGGCGGGCTCCATCCGCGTGGCGGCGGCTAGGAGGTTTTCCAGGATCGCGTTTTCGGATTTCGAGAGTGCAGCGTGCTTGGTGATGAATTCGCGGAGCCGATCGACGGCCGCGCGGGCCTTGCTTACATTTTGGTCACGTTGGGCGGCGTCGTGCCGATCGAGGCTCGACCGTCGCCAAAGTGCTCGCCCATTAATGACCAAGTCGGGGATTGGCAGCTGGCTGCGATGGCGATGGTAAGTCCTGCGCGAGAAATTGTAGCGCTGGCAAACGCCACTGCTGTTAATATACGGATCGTCCATTCCTTCTGCGATTTTTGCCATCGTCGCGCACCTGCATCGGTTGATGTTGTCAATGTGCGCGGAAAACGCTTATTTGAAAATTAGCAATAAATTTAAGAAGGTATTTTTCTGCGAGCAGAAAAATCGACACATATTTTTAGGGTTGCAATTCGCGTCGCTTGCGAATTCCACCGCCACCCTTGGGGCGTTTTCGAAGTGCTTTGAGTGTATCGGGCAGCTGGGCCCATATCGCCTCGAATTCGGGCTTCTTGACCCCGAATTTCTCGGTGGCAAGGGGCCGAGCCTCATCAATCGTCGGGCGAATGGTGGTGCCGTGATCTTGCATCCACCGAATGAATCGCCGCGCCGCCAAGCTTGGCTCGCGCACAGGCGGCCTCGTCGTGTCGGTGCCGTCGATGTAGGGCGCAGTCACCGAGACTGTGACGGGATGAAGCTTTTCAACGAGTGGCGTGGACCGCTCCTGCGGCGGCTTCGGCGATTTACGGCGCGGCATGGCCGAAGCCCCGTGGCGTCTCGTCCGCCGGCACTGGCTCGATCATGGGTTCGATCATAGTCTTGGGGATCCCATGAGGTTCGGGGGTCGCGCCGACGATCCGCAATACCTCGTCGGCGAGCTTCTCGAAGGCCTGGCGCTTCTCTTCGTGATAAGTGTGCTGGTCGTAAACGGCGCGAATACCGAGCTTCACGTGGCCGAGGCAAAGCTCGGCGATGTCGACCGGCACCCGAAGACGCGCAAGCAACGTCCTCGCCGTCCGCCGGAGATCATGTAAAACCCAGGGCTCAAGCTCGGCCGCGGGATCACGCTCCCGGAGCGCGGCCAGCATCCGTGCGTCGAGCGCGGTTTTTGCCTGGTCCCAATCTGAAATCGGCCGGCGCCCATCACGCGAAAACACAAAGATGCCAAGACGCGGTTGTGCCTCGATGATTGCGCGCGCCGTCGGCGCCAGGGGCGAAAGCAACGGCACCTCGACCTTGTTGCGCGCGGCCGGCAACAAGTGCCCTTCCGGCCCGATCTCCGACCAAACCATCCCGGCGATCTCACCGCGCCTACGCCCGGTGAGCAGCAGGAGCCTCACGAGGGGGCGGAACGGATCGTGACGGCCGGGTACGTCCTCCGTTGCTTTCCACAACGCCCTGATCTCGTGGTCGGACAGCACGCGATGGCGTGCGCGGGATTCAATTTTGATGTGGCCCCTCGGGATCGCGCTGACGTAGTCGTCGACCTGGCGAGCGTGCCAGTCGAGCACGGCCTTGACGTGTTGGACCGCGCGCTCGGCGCTACGCAAGCCATGGCCTTCGGCGACCTCCTGAAACAGGCGTGTGGCGTCGGACTTGCGGATCTCGGTGATCGGGCGCTCGCCGAGCCGCGGCAACACGTACCTGCGCAGGGACCATTCGACCTGGTCGAACGTGCGCAAGTTGCGTCCGCCTTCAACGGCAACAAACTTGGCGACTAGGTTCGCGAACGTATTGGTTCTTGCGTTGATCCTCGCTTGGGCCTGCGCTTTCTTCACCTCACGCGGGTCTTTGCCCTCGGCCGCGAGTTCAAGGACCTTTCGGGCCT